TTGACGAAAAAGATCTCACCACACTCAAGAAGAAAGTTGAAAAGATGTATTTTAGACAGTTAAATTTTATTGGAGTAAAGTTGTAATAAATGGAATTCACAAAGAAAATAGAAGGTAATGAATTGTATGTCTATGCCGATGGAGAGCTGATATACAAAAGGTGGTTGGACACTGGACAATCGAAGGTATTCGACGTAATGGCCTATGACAAGCACACACTGGTATCCATAACAGAGCCAGAAACCCTTGGTGAAGAAGTTGTTGAAGGTCCAATGAGTGTGTTAAAGTCATTGGTAGAAACTGTTACCAACCTAAAGAATCCTTACAAAAAAGAGACTGATTATGTGTTGTGGGCAGCTGCAGAGAACACACTCGATGAAGTGATAGGATCTGAGGCCTTTCAAAAGGCCATGGCCATATTCAAGGACAATCCCGAACTTAAAACATCTGAACAGTGGTATGCCGAAGACGAGTCTGGAATTACCATAATGGATCCAGATGGATGGGACAGGACCAACTATGACTACTCCTTCAAGGAGGAATTGGTTACCAAAGAAGAATATGAGAGGCGCAAGATGATGTCCACCTGTCATTTCAAAAATGTTAAATCTTAGTTAATGTCTTGGGATTAACCAGGATTTTATGTATATTTGCAACATGAAAGTAGAACAGACCATAGAAGATATCAACAGATCGTACCCAAAACCACAATGTTTTTTGGTGGCACTAGTTTTAAGTGCGTTGCACGGAGGGACTATAAGGTACAACATGAACCACTATGTAACCAGAATAGGGGATAAATTCTATGATAAATCAGGAGAGGTACAATTATCTCCAGAAGAAGAGAAAAAGTACCTTCCTCTATCAAGATACTACTGGGAAACCCACATGGCAAGTATTAACGCCCTTATAGAAAAACATAAGGACAATCTGCCAGAAACAACGATAGAATCCTACTCTGAGTATAGAATACCCAGTTTGGACGAATTCGTGGAGGGATTCCAATATGAGGTCTGTAACATGACAATAGGGGGTTATGTCATAATGGATTTTAAACCAGATGGGGTAGAGACATTAAAATTAAGAGATCCAGATACCCCAGTTTGGACCTCTGTGACGTACACCGAAAATAATCCGTTCTACAGAGTATCTAAAGATACCATAGAAACACAACTTGAGGAAGGAAGAATAAGGGTAAAACGACAATAATGGTAGATAATTTCGACATAATAGAGCCACTTCTTAATTGGAGGTCTGACGATGATTTTTACTTCATCCAGGTCCTACAAAGGAAAAAGGATCATAAGGATAAGATGAGGGTAAATGGTACCAACAACAACGCCAGGCTGGTAAAGGCCTATTACGTCACGTCCATGGAGTCCTTCCAATTCTACAAACCTGAGATCATCGAGCTATGCAAGGTGTTCAATGCGAGGGCAGGGATCAACCTTAACAGGAGGTGCTTCAAGAGGGTACAGCTAAGGTTCCTGAAAAAGATAATCGACCAGATGGAAAATTCCACCGAGAACAAAGCCTATAAAGCTTATTCTTCAGTTGTAGGTGCAAGCCATGACGACAATGAAAAGAAATGGATCATAGACATTGATAAAGAGGAGTTGGGTATGGTACAGGAAATTAAAGATTTTGTCAATAAACTGCAACCTGAAAATGTAAACTCTAAAGTATTGACTGAAATACCGTCGAAGACAGGTTTGCATTTGATAACCAGCCCTTTTAACGTAGCTGAGTTCAGTAAACATTACCCAACAATAAGCATACAAAAAAATAATCCGACAAATTTATTTATTCCATAGGGGTTTACTGATAGTTAATTGTTTTGGTGAATATCCATAATTTAAGTACTTTTGTACAAAATAAGGATTATGGATTACTTAAAAGTACATGACTCTATAATTGATAGGGCAAGAAATAGAAAATTAACTGGGTATAAGGAGAGACACCATATAGTACCTAGATGTATAGGAGGTATTGACGAAGAAGTTAACATAGTAGAGTTAACTGCCAAGGAGCATTATTTGATACATAAACTGTTGTTAGAGATTTATCCTACAGTAGAATGTTTAAAGTATGCATATTGGATGATGAGCCATAGGACTGATGGGTCTTACGTAGGAGGTAAAATATACTCCAACACTAAAGAATTCATCTCAAAAAAGTTCAGACATAATGTGGGCACTGCAGAGGCAATATCTAAAATGGCAAAATCCAAAAAAGGACACAAGACGTGGAAAGGTAGGAAACATACGCAACCCTCTAAACTCAAAATGAGAGAGGCAGCCCTTAATAGGAAGATAAATCCTATAATAGAAGTGGAGCGAAGGAGAAAGATCTCAGAGGGGAATACAGGTAGGGAAGTATCTGAAGAGACTAGACAAATACTGTCAGACCAAAAAAAAGGGGAATTGAATCCTATGTATGGGGTGACAGGAGCTCAAAACTCCAGATCTATCAAAGTAGGGCAGTATGATAAAAATAATAAATTGATCAAGACTTGGCCGAATGGTAGGTTGGCCGCAGAAAAATTAGGATTGAACTATAAAGCTATTAATGCCTGCTGTAACGGAAAGCAAAAAAGCAGCGGGGGATTTATTTGGAAATATGAAAGATAGGATATTAGTAAAAATAATTTACTTTTTGTTAAGGTATGTAAAATCTGAAATTGCCTCTCTAGCACTGTTTGAAGAAATGTGCAAGAAAGAGGCTGATGGAGAGTATTGTTCTGTACAGGTAGAGATTACCAACTATCATACTGGAAATAGAGAGGTAGAGTTTACAAGTTATATAGACGGTAAAAAGCATTGTAAGGGATTTACTCCAACACAAAGTATAGAAAAACTTAAAAACCTAAATAACAAAAAAACACACCCTCAAGTGAGTGTAGTGATAAATTAACTTAATTTGATATGACAACAATTCCTAGTACATTAGATGAAGCGGTGGCCCTTTTAGTGGGACAGATACCACCTAAAGTTAAACAAATGATAAAGAGCCTTGGGGCCGATAGTGCATGTATGCATATGTCGGTCGGTAGGGATATCAGAAACGAATGGGGCCTATGGACTGGATCCGCCTTAAGGGATTGGTTCCTTGACCGTGGGGTGTGGCATGCCGACGATATGAGCAGCATCATAATCTCAAAGGCCATAGCCGAACTTAAAGATATCGATTACTCTATTGAGGATGATATCGAAAGATTCAATGCCCATTGGGCCGAGCAGGGTGTTTCCTTAGAGGAGAAGCTTGCCGATTTGGGACGTACCACAAAGAATGGGGAGCAGTCCCAACCAGAATGTGATATGCAGGCACCTCCAGCTGAAGCTAATACCCAGTCAATTGACACTTACTTGAAGTTGGCCAAAGAATTGTTGGATAAAGGTTTGGAAATGTGTAACCAAGACCAGAAACTTAAAGAGGAAAACACCACTTGTCCAGAAATGGAGAGACGGGTGAAGATCATGAACGACATTCAAGCCGAAAGGGAGTATCAGGACAGACAATGGGGAGGTGAGGACAACGACGATGACAATACTTTGAATGATTGGACCAATTTCCTGTTCAGGTACACAAGCAACGCTATCCATGCCCCTTCAGAGGCAGAGCAGAGAAGGCAGTTGATCAAAGTAGCCGCATTGGCCGTTGCCGCTGTAGAAAGTTTTGATAGAAATGAAGGGTTTCCTTCAAACTAATTTAACATACTATGACAAAGGAATACAAACATTTGATGGTCGACATTGAGACCTTGGACAATAAAAGTCACGCAGCAGTGTTGTGGATAGCTGGTCAGTTCTTCAATATGGAGGACGGGGACCAAGGTGCAAGTTTCAATGTGGCCGTCAACATCAAGTCAAACCTTAATGCAGGATTGAACGTGAACGCAGAGACCGCTCTGTGGTGGATGAAGAAAGAGGATGCCCTACAGGCATGGACAAACGCCAAGAAACACGATTTGGCAGAGGCCCTTGACCTTTTCTCCGAGTTCATAGACGAGAACACCAAGGATCAGGATTTCGAGATCTGGGGCAACTCCAATAGGTTCGACATGGGCATATTGGACAACGCCTACAGTATCTTGAACAAGAAACTGCCATGGAAGTTCAGGAACGAAAGGGACGTAAGGACCCTCGTAAGCTTTAACCCTCAGATAAAAGAGGACATGATAAAGGGTGCCAAGGAGGCTGGAGTCACATTGCACGATCCGTTGGTGGATGCAAGGCTGCAGATCATGTACTGTGTGGCGACATACAAGACATTGAGGTCCTGCCAGTGCCCATAAACTAACTAAAATGATAGTATCAGTAGGAGATTGTATTGAGACGTTCACTGGAAAGATGGTGGACGTCTTCAACCTGAAGCAGGAGGATATCGATATTGAGGACATTGCACACGCACTTTCCCAACAGACCAGATTTTCTGGCCACCTTCCTCAGTTTTATTCTGTGGCTCAACATTGTGTGTTGGGACTTGAATTCGCACAGGACCATGATAAATTGGCGTGGTTGCTACATGATGCCTCAGAGGCATATCTAATGGACATGCCCACCCCTATAAAGAAAAGGTTCCCAGAATACAAGAAGCTGGAGAAAGAGATCCAAAGGAAGATCTATACAAAGTTCAACGTCTTCCATGTAAATGAGGCCGTAATAAAGGAGATTGACCATTTTATGTTCCGCTGGGAATATGAAAGACTGATGCACAATGATAAAAGTATGAGGGTTATACGATCCGTAAACCCGATGGAGATAAAATTCCAGTTCTTGAACGAATACAGAAAATTAGCAAGGTAATGGATGATTTGATCACAGTATATAGAAGGGCCTGGGACAGGAAGTCAGTAGAATTGTTCACCATGGACACCTTCCTTTTCAAGCCAGAGGTAATCGCCGAGAAGTTCGGGGACAGGAATATCAATGTCACCATAGGCCATATCAAAAGGACCAAGGACAAGGAGTACAGGAACTTCAAGAAAAGGGATGAGCTGCCCATAGCAGAGCTGTTCGATGCAGGGTACCTTGCTATAGACATAGACGATCTGTACGGGGACCAAAAGGAGATCGATAGATTAGTTAAACTGTTCGAGGCAGATCCCAATTGCTATGCTGTCAAGGGGACACCTTCTGGTAATCTCGTGGCGTTCTATAAGTTCGATTGCAGCGAGGAGGATTTCCCAAAACTGTACTACAAGCTTTATCTGGAACTGACACTGAAATTGTCGTGCAACATCGATTATCTGCCAGACGCCAGAAGACTCAGATACCTATCCAATGGCGAGATCTACCACTACAATGAACAAAGTGGTATCGTTACCGAGATGATGGAGATGGATGAGGTCCCGATCATCAAAAAAGTAAAACCAAAAACAGAAGAGATCGAAGTTACCGAAGGAGGTACCAAGATCAGACGAACTAAAAGAATTTACCTAGCAGGATCGTTCAACCATGACTAAGAATTACATCAAGACGGCCAAGAAACTCAAGGCCCAGGGTGTTTCCGTTGTACCCCTAAGGACTGACGGGAGCAAATTACCTAAAATAAAGTGGAAACATTTGCAGGATGAATATATCACCGACAAGGAGCTGGAGTACCAGTTCAAGGAGTGCGGGGGCATAGCTGCGATCACTGGTGCCATATCCAGATTGTACGTATTGGACTTTGACCTAAAGTACCAGTTCGAGTCGCAGGATTTCTGGACAGAGTTCATGAACAAGGTGCCTACCGTGATGAAAAAGAAGTTTCTGGTAAACTCCACCAAGAACGATGGAATGCATATATGGATGAGGACCGATTTCGAGGACCAGTCACGACACTACACAAGACGGGTCTCCACCATACCAGAACTGCAGGCCAAGTACGATAAGCTTATAAAGGAGAACGCCGATCCCATCAAAGTATCCGAGATGATATTGAAGAACCCATATGAGGTGGTGATAGAGTCAAGGAGCAGGGGATCATATGCGGTCATAGCCCACCCCGATTACACACGTGTATGGGGGAACAGGCTCAAAGAGTTTTCCATTGAGGAGGTTGAGTTCCTCAATGAGATAGCCTACTCGTTGGATTACGAGTTCATTCCCAGACAGACCTTCACAGGTGAGGTCAAGGAATACAAAACGGTTGTCGAGTTCAACAACAATGCAACGCCAGAGCAGGTACTGGCACTTTTGGAATCCACTGGAATGTACAAGTACGTCAGCAAGGAAAGGGACGGCACGTTACTTATCCTCAGGACAGGGGGCAAATCCAAATACTCAGGCAAGATCTTCGGGGACAACTCCGTGCTCTTCCTACATTCCTCAAACGCTCCGCTGTTCGATACCACGGGGGACTGCGCCTACTCGCCCTTCGAGGTATTCAGGATATGCAAGAACCTAACATATGAACAGGCAATTAATGAGTTAAACAACAGTTAATGCCCATTCACTGGGAGTTAACCAATTTGGGGGATAACTAAATTATGCGTAAATTTGCAAGAACCTAATTACCTGAAATGAAGCTAAAAAAGAACAAAACACGTCTTGTCAAACTATTGGGTGACAACGGCGGAAACATCACACAGACTGCCAAGGCGTACTGTGAAGAATTCGGTTACAAGTACGACGATAACAAGAGAAGGCAGGTCAGCCAGTTCCTGAATCAGGAAAAGGTCACCAGCAAACCTCCAAAGAGAGCGGCCCTTAAGGACGATACCAAATGGGAGGAAAACAAGGAAAAGGACACCGCCTACATGGAGAGGTTCACCTCAAAACAGGTCAAGACCCTTGATGATTTGATCAATGTATGTGAGATAGACCTTGAAAAGTGGGAAGTCGAGAGGTACCTATGTAATGCCTGGGGGGTAACATCTTACAGTGACGGGTTCCAAGAGAACGTGAACTTCCAAGTAAAAGTGTGGTTGAAAAGGAAAGTGTTCGACTATGACACTGGGATACAGAAAGTATTGGATGTATTGGAGGACTACACCCCAAAACCATTGCCGTACATCGACACTCCATCCAAGCAGCACCTTGTTGCATCCATGGCCGATTTCCATATCGGGGCCGACATCAAGAACCTGATCAGGACCCCTGATTTCGACGTCAACATTTTATTGGACTACCTTGATATCTGCGTCAAAAAAATCAACTCCTATGGCGCCAAGAAAGTGACCCTTAACCTATTGGGTGATTTCTACGAGTCCATTTCTGGGCTTAACCATGAGAACACGTTCAAATCCCTAGGGAAGGACATGTGGGGCGGGAATGTCATTATTTTGGCCAATGAGATCATGTCGACACATCTGCTGTCCAAGATCAACAACTTGGTGGAGGTGAACATGGTAAGTGGTAACCATGACCGTATGACCATTTCAAAAACGGTGGACAATACAGGGGAAGGTGCAAAGGTACTGTGGCACATGCTGAAGAAGGATTTCCCAATGCTTCCGATCAATTATTCGGACTCCGTACTGGTAAGGGAAGTGGATGGTATCAATTACATCCTTACCCATGGGGACAAGGCCTTCTCCAAGAAAGAGATCTCCAAAGTGGTATTCGACTACGGGGACCCTAAATTGTTCAATTTATTCCTTGAGGGGCACTACCATACCAGAAAAACGGTCAAGGCCATCACCCAAAAGGTGAAGTACTACGAGGAGATGGAAGTGGTATCGCTTGACGAGAGCAATTACCGTAAGATCAACGTGGCATCATTGTTCACTGGAAACTACTTCAGTGAGAGCCTTGGGTTTGCTGGAAACGCTGGTATGACAATCAGCTTTAACAACGGAATAAACAACAAACCAGAGGTACATGACATCTGTATATAAAGATATTCCTGGATTTAAGGGTTATTCTATTTCAGAAGATGGAGCAATAAGGGGTAAGTATAAAACACTTACCCCTTTTCCACATAAACATGGTTACCTTCAAGTACATTTATATACCACTGAAGGCCGTAAATGTAAGTTAGTACATAGACTGGTGGCCGAAACCTTCATCCCTAACCCAGAAAACCTCCCAGAGGTCAACCATAAGGACGGCAACAAGCAGAACAACCATAAAAGTAATTTGGAATGGTGTACTAAACCATATAATGTCCAACATGCTTATGACAATAAATTAGGGGGTGATAAACGAGGAGTAAAGAATGGAAGGGCTAAATTAAATGAAGAAAAAGTTAAGGCCATCAAAAAAGTACTTACTTCAGACACAAAGGTAAATCAGGCAGAATTAGCAAGAAAATATGGAGTAAATAAAATACAGATTACCCATATAAAACAAGGTAAGACCTGGTCTCATGTACAAATCTAACCAATTTACAACTTTAACATTAATTTAAGAGAGGAAATTTGTTCCTCTCTTTTTTTATGCCTATATTTGTCTAAAATATGAACGTAATGAAGTTTGATCCCAACAACATACCGAAAGAGCCTTTGTCAGAGTTGTTCAAAGGGGAAAATGCGGTCCTTGAGGCACTGCATTTCATAACCCATAACAATCTACGGATAGAACACAGGCGAAGTCTGGAGGATGAGAATTGGAAAGAGTGTGACCTACGTAAGATGATATTCTACAGTGTGGGTAAAGGATTTCAGGCGAAAGAACCTGCCAAGATCCAAAACTATCTGGCATGGTACAGGATCAAGCAGCCTAACTTCCATGATTTGGTTGATCAACAAATCCTTATCCCAAGAGAACAGAGACTTAGAATATGAGCGACTTAAAATACATATGCGACCACAAGCGGCACATGATCTGTGTTCCCTATTCCATCGAGAACCTGCACAGAATGGCAGAGGAGTTGGGAGTAAAGCAGTGTTGGTTCCACAAGAACCACTATGACATGCCCAAGACACGGATCAAGGAACTTACCGAGAAATGTAAGGTGGTACCGACCACTACCATAGTGGAGATCATACGCAACCCAGAGTATGCGGAGATCTATCTGGACGACAGTCCGATACCCGTGGGCAATTCGGTACCCAACAACCAGGTCCTACCAGAGTACGAAGTAATGAAGTTTAACGGATTCACAAAATAATATGGAACCAATAGATATCAGGATAATACCCGAAAGCGGTAAAAGGCAGTTGAGAAAGGTCTTAAAGTTCAAGGCCATGGACAAGGATACCCAAAATGTCATGTTCCAAGACTATCGTCACGCACATTGTAGATATTTCAGATTCTCCAAAACAGAGGATGCTGTCAAATTGACAATGAACGTGTACAAACCACGTAAGTTCGCAGGGGGACAGGCCCATGTCATCATCGAGAACGAGGCCTACATTATCTACTATCCAAAGGAAAAGAAGCTTATTACCAAGAAAAAAGAAGCTTTGATTGAATCCGTAATGAAAAACGAAAAAGCCAGGGTCGCTCTTGGATTGGAGGCGTTCCACATAGAGGGACACCAATCCCATACTGACTTCATGACCCAAAGGACATTGACATCGAACAACGTATTGAAGGCCATAATCAAGGGCAGGTATACCAAACAGACCTTTGGAATGAACATAGGGGCCAAGGACATCAGGACGCTTCGTATGGTGACCTTCACCGATACCTATTCAATGCTGAAGGTAACCACCAACAAGGACAATCTGATCAGGTTCGCAAAACAGTACGAAACAGCAAAATACCCTATAGACTCAAGGCACAACAACTTGCTGGAAGACCTTATACGGATGAGCCTTACCGTATGTAGAAAGGTAAACTTTGCGTGGAGCGTGAAGAGGATCCAGACAGAGCACGACAAACTCTCCATTGAGATCTTACAGACCAAACTAAAAGGTACCCCTATCAAAAAGGTGGATTACAAAGTAAAGCCCCCTAAACTGGACGGTATAGAATTGTTGACATCCAATCATGATCTGGTAACGGAAAGTGAGATCATGCACCACTGTGTAGGTACGTCTAACTATTACCTAAGAAACGTACTCCAAGAAAAGACCCTTATAATAAGGTATGATTACAAAGGGGATAGGGGAACTGCAGAGGTCCGTGTACGTAAAGATAGTCTGTATCTATCTCAATTCCTTGGAAGAAGGAACTGTAGTATGCCAGACAAAGCCATAGAACGCTTAAAGGTGTGTTTGGACATTATACAGGAAAGCGATTTTGGAACTTACTTGATGGCTGCAGAGAGTAGGAAAGAAGAGAATAACTCAAACTTCGGACGTGGCAATAACATGTTTGATGATGAAGTAGAAATGGCACTTCCAGGATTACCGTTTTAATATGAATATGAAAGGAGCATCTATAAATTACGATCTTGACAAGGTACTTGAAAGCCTTGGTCCCGCAGAACAGAATTACGCAGAGCATTTAAAGCTTGACGATTCGTTCATGGGGTGGTTGCTGACGCTCAACAAAGAGGAGTTCGATTATGTGTACAAGAACATGACACATGATTTTGTGAACTATCCCAATGACGGAGAGACCTTTTTGTTCACACAGATCGAAATGCACAAGAGGGGTCAGTCTATGATATTGTACGAGGACCTTATAAAGGACATGGATCTGAAGAAGGGGCTGGTACAGTTGATAGATATGGTGAGAAAAGGTCTGTTGACCTACACCCCAGCGGAAACGGATCTCCTATGGGAGTTCCAAGCCACCCCAAAAGGGTTGGAGGTACAGAGAAAGTTAATGATACTTGAAAATTTGAAACAACATGGAAAAGACAAACCTAGTGGTGATAAACCCGACAGTGATACTATCGGAACTGAATGATCTTGAACTTGATTTCTACAACTTCTTCAAGGAGAACAGGACGTTCAATGGATGGGCACTGAGCCTTACGGCCAGCCAATTCAATGATCTGATGGTGGATTTCACCTTGATCAGGGGCAAAGTCAACATGTTGCCTCCAAAATACAAGATCCTTGAGTTCATTATCGATGGCAAGCACCAGTTCGAGCACGAGGAGTTTAAGGACGATCTGGTGGTCAAGGGACTCAACCTTAGAAAAATAAGCCTCTGCAGACGTGGTTTTATGACATATACCCCTGCCGAGACAGATGACGAATGGACCTTTAAAATAACGCCCCTGGGCCAAGAAAAGCTAGATGAGAAAACTAAAAAGAGCCTTTAAATTAGTTACTTTGGTAACACTGATGTTCCTTTCACTGCCAGGCAGTTGTCAGGTACAGGAAGAAACGATGTATGTAGATCCAAAGGTCAACCACCATGTACTTGGATTCTTGGTTGACGGGTATAAAAGGGGAGTGGTTCTGGATCCCATACTACATGACAGGCTGCAGGCAATAATTGTGGCCGATTACATGGAGTACCCTCTACTGGGACTGTACATACCTGGGGAGGAAGTGGAGAAGGGCGTAGTGTACCTAAACCAGTACATCCTGATAGATAGCTTAATCGCAAGGACCATAACCTATCATGAGCTGGCACATGCCGTGGTGGATGCCGAAACAGGACATTATTGTGAGCACTGCAATGTGATCATGTCAAGAATAACACCCGCCACCTTCGGGCACTATTATGACCCAGCGGTGTGGACACAATCCGTCGACGAACTGTTTGAGTGGATCAAACAAAATATAAAAACCAAAACTGAGAAAGAATGAACATAGTATCGATTATTTTTTGGGTATACATAACTGGGGTATTGACAACAATTCCAGTAATGGCCGAGTTCATGCAAAGGTTCATGGCCAAGAGCGGGTATTTCTACACCTTTAAGGATTGTGTGATATCCACATTGAAAAATCCCCATGGCTATATGTTCCTATCATGGTGGGGCGTATACAAAATCTTAACGCAGAAATAATGAGCGCTTTAAGGCAAGAGTTTAAAAAAGGAGAGAAGGTACTTCTCGATGGTAAGCACGAGGTCACAGTTGTACTTCAGACCCCAAAAAAGCTGTATACCCAAGTGACAAGTAACGGTGAGGACACTTGGGATGTGATGACCATACGTCTGGGGAGAAGACTTCCAACTAACAACGAACTTGTGCAATACCTCCAAAGGAAGAGGC